TACTCCAACAACAGGTACATACGGTGGTATTAACCGTGCTAACTGGACTTTCTGGCAGAACGTTGCTACAACAGGTACAACTATCACTACTTCAAACATCTTGGCTAAGATGACTTCTACAGCTATTCAATTAGTTCGTGGAACAGACAAAGCTGACTTGATTGTTGCTGATAACAACTTCTACAGCACTTATGTACAGTCATTGCAAGCTATTCAGCGTATCGCTTCTGAGGAATCAGGCGCTGCTGGTTTTGCTTCTTTGAAGTTCTACGGTGGCGGTACTTCTGCTGATGTTGTATTAGGCGGTGGTTATGGCGCTCAAGCTCCTAGCAACACAATGTACTTCTTGAACACCAACTACATCTTCTTGCGTCCACACAAAGAGCGCAACTTTGTACCTATTGGTGGTGAGCGTCAGTCAATTAACCAAGACGCAATCGTGAAGTTATACGGTTGGGCTGGTAACTTGACAGCTTCAAACAGCTTCTTGCAAGGCATTATGACTAACTAATAATTGGGGAGAAATCCCCTTTTATTAAAGTCTATTTAACATATAAAGGAAACATCATGGCATATACCATTACTCCCCTGTCTGGGATTGATTTTAATGACACACAAACAGTTGCAGAAATTGCATTAAATGGCGGTTCATCTCCAACATTTGGCCCATTAGGAGCAGAAGTATTTGGCTCTGACGGTCGTAGATATGTTTGGGCAAAAGCTGGTGCAGCTATTACTGCTTCTACAACAACTTGCTCCATTAACGCTTCAACCTTTGTAGCAACCGCTTCTGCTGGTACTTACCTAGCTCCAGCAGTTGCAATGGCTTCTGGCGATTATGGCTGGTTTAGTGCAGCTTCAGTTTAAGTTTTACCTGTAGTACCATGGGACTTCCTCACAAGGGGAGTCCCTTTTTTCTTTTTAACAACCTAATCCCTTAGGAGAATTAAATGGCTATTGAATCAGATGTTAATAACGCAGACTCACAATTAGCAGTACGCTTTTACAAGCGCCCCGTAGAAATCAAAGATGAAACTATTGCCCAAGGCAGACCAATCTTTAAAGAGATGGATTTCATCACAATTATGACCCCTGGTGACCAGCTTAATATTATTGATACTATTGCTGAAGAACGCCATAAACGCAGATTTCCGCTACATTGGGCTGATTATCAGAACAAAACTGGAAACCACGAAGGCTTTACAGGAACTCCCTTATCAGAATGGCCTTTATTGACTATGGGACAAGCCGAAGAACTCAAAGGCATCAAATTTTATACTGTAGAAGCGGTTGCTAATTGCGGTGACCAACAATTACAGCGTATTGGCATGATTGCTGGCATGAGTCCTTATGCTTTTAGGGACAAAGCCAAGGCTTTTCTATCTGTTGCTAACCAAACTGCCGATATTTCTAAGCGTGAAGAAGAAGTGGCACAACTTAGAGAAGAAAATGCTAAAATCAAGGCAGAAACAGACGCAAAGCTGGCTGAGATGCAATCTCAGATGACGGCTCTACTTGCCGCTGTTGGAACTAAAAAACCACGCAAAACAAAAGTAGAAGCAAAGGCTTAATATGTCATCAACGATGCTACAACTTGTAAATCAGGTTCAATCTGAGCTTAATTTAGCCGTAACTCCCAATGTGGCAGGAAATCCTAGCCAAGATACGCAACAAATCTTGTCTTTGATGAACGCTGCTGGTTATGAGCTAATTAAAGAACATGATTGGCAAGCTTTACAAGTTCAGTATCGTTTTTACACTCAAGCTATTACAACAAACGCTACTACAGTCAATGGTTCTACCATTTTGACTGTAGCTAGTGGTACAAATATTAGTGCGGTTAATAGTCAATGGCAGATTACTGGCTATAACATTAATCAAGACACCAATGTAGTATCAGCAAATAACACTTCAAAGCAAATTACCATGAGCCAAATGGCTTCAGGTACAGGAACAGGCTCTGTTGTATTGGCGCAGACTGCCTATGACCTTCCTGCTGATTTTGAAAATATTACCGATAGAACCCATTGGGATAAGACTAAGCATTGGGAAATGTTAGGGCCTGAAGATGCTCAACAATGGCAATGGCTCAAGTCTGGTTATATCTCAACTGGCCCTAGAATCCGTTGGAGAATTTTAGACAATCAATTCCAAATCTGGCCGCCAATGAATACCCAAGAGTATTTAGGTTGGGAATATCGCTCTAAAGGTTGGGCTAGAAGTGCTAATGGCACTATAAAAAACAGCTTTACAAACGATGATGACACAACTGTTCTTGATGACCGTGTCATGGTCATTTATACCAAGCTTAAATACTTTCAAATTAAGTCTTTTGACACTACTGCATTAAATCAAGATTATCAGCGTTATCTGTCAATTGCTAAAGCTAATGATAAAGGCGCTCCTAACCTATCATTTGCTCCTAATCCAAGCCAAGTATTGATTGGATGGGCTAATATTCCTGACAGTAACTACGGCACATAATGCGAGCTAAACCATTTACAGCCCTTACTGCGTCTATTACATCGCCTATTGGTGGATGGAACGCTAGGGATTCTGTCGCACAAATGCCAGTTACCGATGCGGTGACTTTGACTAATTTGTACCCTAATCCTACTGATGTCCAGCTAAGAAAAGGCTATTCTAAAAAGTCTATTGGCATTACAGGCAAAGTCAATACATTGATGAACTATGCTGGCGCAAATACTCAAAAGCTATTTGCTGCGGCTGGTACAGCTATTTATAACTGCGATACCGCTACTGCGACCAATGTTTATACCATTACCAATGACAAGTTTCAGTATGTCAATATTACTACTGCAGGCGGTAATTTCTTAGTAGCTTGTAATGGCACAGACCCTACCTTAATCTATGACGGCACTAACTGGATTAAGATGGCTACTACCACAACAGCCTCTGCAATTACTTCAATTACCCATGTAGGAACGCTTGCCACGCTTACAACGACTACTCCTCATGGGTTAGTCACAGGCAACCAAGTAACGCTTACTGGTAACCTTCCTACGGCTTACAACGGCACTTATGTTATTACAGTAACAGGTGCAAGCACTTTTACTTATGTAATGGCTAGTACCCCTGCTACTAATGCTCTTACTATTGGTTCTTATTTAGTTAATTTTGGTGTAACTGGGGTAAACCCTAATACATTTATTAGTGTAAATTTATTTAAAAATCGCTTATATTTCACAGAAAAAAACACTTTAAAAGTATGGTATTTACCTGTTAATGCTTTAGGTGGCGCAGCTTCTCAATTAGATTTTGGTGGTATTGCTCGTAATGGTGGTTTTCTTCAAGGTATGGCTACTTGGACTATTGATGCTGGTCAAGGCGCAGACGATTACGCAGTCTTTGTTACCAATATGGGCGAAGTTATTGTCTATAACGGCACAGACCCATCAAATGCTGACACATGGGCTTTAACAGGCGTATGGCAACTAGGTTATGTATTTAGCCGTAGGTTCTATTATAAATGGGCTGGTGACATTCTGTTGCTTACTCAAGATGGTTTAGTGCCTTTAGCTTCTGCGCTGCAATCTAGCCGCTTAGACCCAAGAGTAAACATTACCGATAAGATTTATTACGCTATTTCTCAAGCAGCAGATAATTATTCTACTGAATATGGCTGGCAAGTTATTTACTATGCCAAGCCAAATATGCTGATTATTAATGTGCCAGATACTACAGGTACTCAGCAGTATGTAATGCACACTATTAGCAAGGCTTGGTGCAACTTTACAGGCATTAATACAACCTGTTTTGAGCTACATAATGATGATATTTACTTTGGTGGTACAGGCTTTGTAGGTAAGTTTTTTGATACTAATGCTGATAATGGCGCTCAAATATCTGCCACTTGCCAACAGGCTTATAGCTATTTTGATAAGCCAGGACAGCAAAAGCGTTTTACTATGGTTCGCCCTACATTCTTAGTAGATGTAGGTACTCCTGGTATTTATGCTGGTATTAATACTGATTTCCAAACCCAAAATAACCTTGGAAAAGTCACTTTTGTAAACACCCCT